AGCAACTGTAACTACATATGTTTTTTCTAATGAGTTTGCTAATGATGTAATGTCAGATGATATAGCAGCAAGTGTATTTAAATCTGAAACTGCATCAGATGTTCCTAATGTAGCTATACCTGAAGTTGCTCCAGATACATTACTTAAATGAGTTTGGTTTATTCCAGCAACAGTTGTTACATTAGCCGATATACCTGCAACAGTTGTAATGTTACTTGAAATACCAGCGGCTGTTGTAATGTTAGCATTATTACCAGCAACTGTGTTAATGTTAGTGTTATTACCAGCGACTGTATTTACATTTGAAATATTACTACCAACACTATTAACATTTGATATGTTACTACCAACAGTGTTAACATTTGAAATAGCACCTGCAACTGTAGGTACATTTCCTACAGTGGAATAATATTTAGCTGAAAAGTTACTACCTTCTACTGCCCCAGATGTTTTAGTTGCCCAATCTTCTGCTAAATCTTTTGCCGCTACACTTGCAACTCTTGAGGTTTCACTTGCAGTTGCGCTAGTCGCTGAAGCTGTAGCACTAGTTGCAGCAGCTGATTGTGAAGTTGATGCTGCACCTGCACTTACAGATGCATTAGAAGCACTTGTAGATGCTGAACTCTCACTTGAAGCTGAAGATATTTGTGATGCAGCTGAAGCTGATTGACTTGCAGCTGCCGCTGTAGCTTTAGTAGTTGCTATACCTGCTTGAGTTGTCGCAGTTGCAGCTTGAGTTGTTGCTGTTGCAGCCTGAGTTGTTGCTGTTGCAGCTTGAGTTGTTGCTGTTGCAGCCTGAGTTGTCGCAGTTGCAGCACTTGTTGCCGCAGCATTCTTAGATGTAAGGGCATTAGCTTCGCTAGTTGCAGCAGCATTCTTTGATGCAAGCGCATTTGTCTCACTAGTTGCTGCAGCGTTCTTTGAAGCTAATGCAGCAGTCTCAGATACTTTTGCAGATGCTGCAGAAGATACACTACTTTGAAGTTCTGCTGTAGATGCTGGATCTGAAAAGCTACCACCTTCTGAAGGGTTGCCAATTAAGTTTGAAGTTGAAGGGGGTGTATAACTAATAGCCATATCTTATATCTCCTATAACATTGCAGTGTTAGCAAAGTTTTGAATTTGAGAACCACCTCTTGATCTTCGTTGACCTTCTTCAGAATTCAATTCTTCAATACCTGCTAATTGTAATGCGTTAAATTTATTTGACCTATCGTCATCACCAACATAATCAAGTGCGTATGCAATAGCTCCCCAAAGTAATAATCTTTCATTACTATCTCTTAACCAGTTAGCAACTTCATTACCAATAAAATAATTACCACTTCCACTAGGTTCTTCAACAGCTCCTGATACACCATTGCTTGAAGCTGTGAGTAATCCACCAGCTAGGTTAGTTGCGTTTACTACGTAGGTTGCATCTAGATCTGGCAATCTCCTGTAGTAATATAATTCGTAAATATCGCCCTCTTTTGCTTCAGGATAAAAGACAAGCTTTCCCCCTTTACGTGCATAAGATTCTACGCGATTTGTGTAGTTTTTGTTATCTATTGCTAATAACGATGCTACTTCATCAAAAACTTTACTTTCACCATTAGCATCTGTTCTTCGTAACTGTATGACTTCTGAAAGATCTGTAGGTAGTGTTAACTCAGTTTCCCCTGCGTCACTTGAAGATACTGCAGCATAAGAAAATGTATGCTCTAATGGTGGTATTCTTAATTTTCTATAACAAAAGTCTGCTGAGTAATCAAAGAAATCTGAAATAATACTATCTGTTAAAACAGTTGAGTCCCTATTGACCCATGATCGTAGCTTTACAACTAAAGCATCATATAGTGGCGTTGCCATCTTTTATCTCCATATACTTAATAAGACATTAAGTGAGAATAGTTCTGTTTAAAGATAGCCATAAACTTAGCCATCTTATTTTTATCATGCATAGTAGCAGAATCATGCAGATCTATTCCCCACTTATTCTTTATTTCAATAGCTACGATATCGGGAACTGTTGCAAACTTTTTAAAACCTAAATCCTTTTTAGCTAATCCGTTTGCATTTAGCTCACGTTCTAACTTTGCTTTTTCTAAAAATGGTTTTTCATTTTGATACACTTGCCATTCACTACTTCCATCATTGTGATAGTCAATAGATCCTTTCATAGTATTATTTTCTGTTCCTGGCGTAACTGTCCAACGTGCCATGTCCTCTTCTCCTTATTAAGCAGCTATTTCAACAAATCTACCAGACTTACCAATATAACCCAATACTGGATTAGTTATTGCTACGTTGGCTGTTGAATGTATTAAAAATGCTTTGTCTATTTTGTATCCACCACCTGTTGCTGCAGATGTTGTCCAAGCGCATCGATCCGCTGGGAGATGCAATACATCCCCTACTAAGTTGTTAGCTAATGTGTTAGCTGCAACTGTACCTTTTATTACCATCATGTTCTATACCTCCTAATAGAATAAAAAAGGAGAGAGGATAATTCCTCCCTCCCATAGTATAATTTACTGTAAACCGTAAACAGCTCCACAGCCTTTTGGATTCTTAACTTCCAAAGACCATTCTTCTACGAACATACCTACAGTTGAGTCACCTTTCTGACCCACTTCCACTTCTTGCATTGGACGGAATGTTGCCATTGCAAACCACTGCGGATCATATACAAGAGCACATGAGTCTGCAGCTGCGAACTGTGTAGTTGTCGCGTCTGTTGTGTTTACTGCGAGTCCCATGATGTAGTTTGGAACTACCATCAAGTCACCGAAGTCTGACATATAAACGTCTACAGATTGGCGAAGCTTTCCATCTTCGTCAATGTTACGCCGAACACCAGTGTCTGAAACCATTAGGTCTGAGAAGTCACGGCGTAGTTTCGGTGAAACCATAATACGAGAAGCTTTACCACCAGCCTCGTATATTTTCTGCATTACTGAGTCAATGTCTGTCAATGCTAGAGATGCTTTAGCCGCACCTGAAGCAACAGTGATAACATGAGTACCAGCGTTAGTTGTTGAAGGAGCAGTAAATGCGCCTTTAAATACACAAGTATCACCACTGTTCACGAATGACTGGAATCCACCAGTTTTACGAGCACCAGAAGCTGATTGCTTGTTATATGTTTGCACTACGTCAAACTCCATATCACGCCGCATTTCTGTGCCGCGCTTCTTGAGTTGATATGCATACTCGTCAGCAACCCCTGCTTGATCAATCTGCCTACGGCTTCCTGATACTGAGATTACTTTGCTGTTAATCTGGGTGTAGTTACCCAAACGTGTTCTGTTGCCGCCAGCCGTTACTGACAAAGCACCATCACCTGAAGCGGCTGAACCACCTGCAACTACGAAGTCTGTACCTTCTGCTACACGAGAGTTTCCTGGAGCTGTTAGCTCGTCAGTCTGCCATTCGTGGTAGATGTTTGTTGCTTTTGATTTTCCGATTGAAGACAAGAAAGGAGTCTCATCACGAGTGATCATTGAAATAAAATTTGCTAGATCTTCGCGGTTTGATGCGTCTTTTCCTGACCCTGCACGAGGAGTTGCGATATCGCGTCCACCTGTTGTTGCCATTTTAAAATCCTCCTAGGATATTAAGTATTGAGAGATTTGGAGGCATATTGTTTAAGGAAGTTCATTTGGTCATCTTCCGATGCACCTTCTTTAAATGCACGAGCCTTAATCATTTTTTCTTTATCAACTGCTTTCTTAGTAGCTGACACTGGCTTTTTAGTAGGAACTTTCTTTGTTACAACTTCTTTGCGCTTTGCAGCACCTTTAGTTATTCCAGCTTTTAATCTACGATAGTCATCAATGAATTTAACTACATTAGGATCTACTATCTGATTTAAAAGTTCATTACTTACACCATTTTCAAGAGCAAAGTCTCGAATTTCTACTGCTAATTTTTCATTAAAGTCTGGGATAATTTCAGGAATTACTTTTTGAAAATGTTTGATTTGTTCTGCAAACTTTTCCTCAGTCAACTTTACTTTCTGTTCTTCAACAGTTTTTAAAAGCGACTCACGAGAATTACGAGCTTCCCAATATTTTGATTGAGATATCTCTCGTTTGTCTTTCAATTCACCCACTTCATAGGTATCACCATTTTCCCTAGCTTCTTTTATTTTAGCTTCAATGTCATGGTATTCTTTAGCTAGTTTTTGTTCTTCCATTGTAAGCATTGCATTAGCAGCGTCAGACATTTTAGTTATTTCGTCTAGCTTACTTGTACGCTCTTCTTCAATGGCTTTACGTGCCTCTCCGAGTTCACGACCCTTTTTAGAGAGTGAAGCATCTGTTTGATAACCTTTCAGTAAATCAGCAAATGAGACATCCATTTGTTCACCGTCAACTTTGACAGAAACTTTGGCATCAAGATCTAAATCGTCTACAGAGAATACTTCAACTTCTTGGGTAGGGGCTTCTGCGCCATCCTCATCTGGAGTCTCTTCTGTTTCTTCTTCAGTCTCTTCATCACTAACGGCTGCGTCTGTATCATCTGGGTCTTCCTCTACAGTCGCTTCCGAGTCCTCGTTCTCGACCTCCTCTTCTGGTAGCGGTATATCATCATCCTGAAGAAATTCAGTATTTGATAGTACGGCATCTAGGAGTTCTTGTTCGCTTGGACCAGCAGAACTAGGAACATCATCCTTTGTGGGTAGAGATTCAGTTTGTTCTGACATAATTTATTATCCTTTTTTCTTTGCAGCTGGCTTTGTTGCCGCTGTCGTGGATGTTTGTTCTTTTACTTTGAACATTGAATTATACCTATCTAATAGGCTATACAATGCCTCTAACTGACCAGCATTCATTTTAGCTTTACCTGCAGATCTCATTGAATCATACTCAAGTAAGTTAATCATTTCCTTAATGTTAGCAGTTAGATGTTCATAGTTAATTTCGTTCATTCTTCATTGTCCTCAATGTATGGTACGTTCTTTCCGTAAATTTCATAATTTATTAATTTTTGTTTTACATCCCCCAACGATAATGCTGAGTTGTATATGAACTCACGAGTCTTTACTTCATGCGGATCTGTCTTTAACCATTCAGTAAAGTATTGTACAAGTAGCTCTCCATATGCCTCATTGAAAAAAGTTTCTCTTTCAAGGCTTGCAAAGTTTGCTCTTACCAATGCTTCTTTGGCTTTTAGATCTGGGTGTATACCTTTCAGCACCTTCTCAGCTGAACTTCGATATTTGTCCATAGTTTTTCCTTATGCTTTTTTGCGCTTTTTACCAGACGCAGTTGTAGACCATTTTACTTTTTTAGGTCCAGTTTTTTTTGCAGCTTCCTTTTTAGTAATCTTAGAAGCTACGCTCTTTGGTCGGCAAGCAGGGTATGCACGTTTTGATTTTCCTTTAGCACTTTTTCTGCCACAAGGTTTACCTGTTTTAACGTCAACCCATTCTTCACCAAACCATTTACCTAACCCACCTTTTTTATTCATTTCTTAGAAACCCTGTTATCAGGACCACTCCAACTACCACCACGTTTCTTGTACTCTTTAGAAGCCCAAGCATTTGCGTATGCAGATGGATATACTTTAAATTTCTTCTTTGCTGCAGATTTAACTCTGGACCAAAGGGCTGGATTATTAGGGGTTGGAGATTTTTTTGGCATTACCATTTCACCTTATTGGCCCAATACGCTGCACTGAGCTTACCTTTTGCTATGTTTCTACCATGTCTTGCTTTAAAGCTTGCACGTTTCTTTTTCATTTTATCCGATTCACCAGCTTTAGGTTTACCTGCAGTTGAGGCTCCTTGCTCACCAAATCGAATAGTTTTAATTGTATCCCCTTCTTTAGCCACAACAATGTGTGATTTTTTAGGGTGTGATGGAGTTCGTTTAGGTTTATTATAACCAGACACTCCAGCATTGGTTAACCTATAATCTTTTTTCTTTGGCATTATGGCTCCTTGACTATACGCTGTCTCCTACTTTAAAGCACTTTGGTCTAACAGCTATTCCATTACTTACCAGTTTATTCACAACTATTGCTGTGTTATTTTTACATTCTTGTTCAGAATAATATAAGTCTTCTGTATTAGCAACCACATCACAACTTGAGACATGGAGAGATGTACAGATTAATAGTACAGATATAAACATTACCACCTTCCTTGAGATTTTCCTACGAAATAGATTATTGCAGAAAAAAGTCCTAGTGATATTATTGCTACCGCAATTCCTAGTACCCAATTTATAGCAGTGTCTATTGCTTCTTGTTTTCGATATACCGCTTCTTTTTGTTCTCTACGCATTTGACCTTCAATCTTAACAAGTTCAGCCCAAGCTGATGGTCCGTACACAAAACTGATATGATCTTTTAATTCTTTACGTAATTCATTAGCTTTCTGTTTAGCAGTCCAAGCTTCTAATGCTTGACTTTGAGTATTAGAAAACATTTTATAAGCTGGAGGTTTGCTTGCTTTTTCATGTGCAAAATCTAAATCTGAGATTGCCTTAGACCAAGTGGTCAGTTGGCTTCCCATAGAACTTAAATCTTTGCCTAACTCCACGCCCTTTTTTATTCCATTAAAGGCGGCTGTAGCTGCTGCTATAGCGGTGAACGGATCAATCATATTAACCCCTCACTTAACAGAGTTTACGGCTTGCATTTTATCTACTGCATCTCGTATTGCCTTAATGTTTTCATCAATGCGACCGAGCATAACAGCTTGTAGTTGTGCTGTCTTTTCTATTTCATTAATACGTATTTCATGTCTTGCTATTTCACGAGCATTAACAGTTACGTTACTATCTAAATTAGACATATACCATACAAGACCCACAGTCTGTAATACTATAGCTAATACAAAAGTAGCTGGTACTGATTTAGATAAATGCCATTGTTGTTTTTCCATAATAACCTCCCCCGATATCTGGGTGTAAGGCAGAGTCCTATAAGAACTCTGCTAATTAACTTACTGTTGAGGCATTACCCCAGCTTGCCCCATTCCCATCGCAGGTTGTTGAGGTGGACTTTCTTCTAACATTGATCTTGCAACTTGTACAATTTCACTAAAGTCAGGTCTTACAGGAGATTCTGCTCCTTCCTTCTTAGCCTTTATCTCAAGCTCTGCCCAAGTTTGAAAGTGTTTATCTATTGAAATAGCTAACTGTTTAGCATTATCGTCAGATGTATTCTTTGATTGAGCGTTTGTATATGAAACATTAGCTTCTGCAAGAGATGCATCTGCTTCTAGTTTACGTTGAGATAATTGACTATCTCGTTGAGCTTTTTGAGTTTGTTGTTGTACAGCTTTTACAGCTTTTTCTTTAAACTCTTGGGTAGTATAGTCTTCTAAGAAATCTTGACTGTCAATTCCCATAGCTTCTATAAGTTTAGTTGCAAGCAGAGCAGGTGCTTCTGGCTTTACAATAATACCTTGACCTTGACTATTTAATCCTGGCAGAATTTTACTACCTACCATTTCAAGTTTTTTAATTGCATTTTGATTTGAGTTCTCACCAATATCTAAGAATACTTCTACATCCATTCTTGGAGGAAGTTTCATTGTATCAATATCAGAAAACACACCTTGATAACTAAACTTAGAATGAGACTTTAAACATTTACGCATTGTTCTGTAAACGCCAATGCACAATCTTTTCATTCCCGTTTCTGCGAAACGTCTAGCTATATGCTGTATACGTTTCTGGGAAGCAGATTGAACTGCAGCTAATTTCTGTTCACTGTTACCTGAAACATATAAAGAATCATTAAGACCCTGTGCAGCTTTAGACATACCAGTGGCTTGTTCTTTTATTGTTTGTAAATGAGACAACAAAGGAACTGTACCTGTGCTAATAGTTTCAGGTGGAAGTGTAGACACTGCACCATTAGGATTACCATTAGTAGGTATAATTTGTTTTGGCTTCATATTCTGAAGTGCAGAGAAATCAACAACATTAGGATCAGCAAGCTTTGGTGAGTAGTTTGTTAAGTATGTATTTTCAACAAACCCTCTTAAGATTGCAGTAGATGCAAGTGTTGAAGATCTTGTAAAGTCTGCTATAGACAATCCATAAAACTCATACGGAATATCAATAGGGGATAGACAAGCTATAGGAACCATATCCACATCTTGCTCATACAGGATTGTTTCACCTGCTACAATAATATGCTTTAGTTCTGCAACTCCATCACCATCCCTATCTACATTAATCCAACATTCGGTAATAGTAACTTCACGATTGGCCTCTAGTAATGTAACGTCTTGAGACATCCTACCTTGCATGTAGCTCTGACCTGTAACCATTTTTCTTGCAGCAATATCTTCTGCAAAGTTTGAGTTACCATCCCATGTGCCATCATCGCCAAGCTCATCCCACTCTTCTTCTGCAATACCATCAGCAATCTCAGGCCACATCTTACGAATCTCAGAACGAGTTAGTAAGGATTGTATACCTACAAAGTTTGCATCATCTATTGACTTAGCATCACGAGAAATTCTAAAAGCTTCAGGTGGAATGTTTTCTATTTTAACACGAGAGTTATCATTCTTACGCCTAATACGAACATTAACATAGACCAGTTTAGCAGATTGCTCACCTGTTTCCATATTTAAATCACCTAGATCATTTTCATATTCTAGGTTGCCAATGATCTCAACTCCTTCTTCAGCAAGGAGGTTATCTAATTGGCCTTGAGAAATCCTGTCGTACTCTTCAAATTCGTAGTCAAACCCTTCTTCATAATCCCAACGAATAATACCATTCTTCCAAAGTAATGCACTTTTAATCCAAGTTTGAATTAATTCCCATCCATTATTTTGCTTAAAGATAGCATAGTTGGTAATCATTGAGGCATCTCTCGCATGTTGGAAAGATCCTGGGGAACTATCATAAGGTACAAACCTAGCTAACTTCCCATTGTTTAGAAACAAATCTGATAGTATTGCAGTATAAGCTTCTATTGTTTCTGTAGTAGAAGTATCTACAATACTAGATACACCTTGAGGTGCTAAATGATCTTCAGCTACCCCTGCAAATTCATATGTAGAACGCTGTCGTTCTTTTGTAAGATCAGACGAGTTTAACCATTCACCAGTAGACGATTGAATACCAGTTTCTATAAGATTAATTAAACTTTCGTCAGATACTTTTTCTTTGTATCCACTGCCTTTCATTATATAGAACCCCTACCTGTTAGGATTTTCTTTGTTGTACTTAAGTTTGAGTAATCATAATCCTTTGATCCTGCTTTAATTACAGGTTTTTTCTTCTCAGGTTTAGGTTCTTTCTTTGGCGATGTGCCGTGTTCTATAAAACGCATAGCTCCCTCCGTGGGTCTGACTAACTAACTTTGGGACTATGCCCTTTCATTTCTTTTTAACTAAGTTTGAAACTCCCATAAATACAGAAACAACACCAGCAACAGATACAAAATATATGGAAGCCATACTTCCTATAATTTCTGATGCTTGATGTAATCCAAGGAATCCTGTTACGACAACTCCAGAAGGATAGAGAAGCATACCCCATAGAGCAAACCAAGCCATTTTTCTGATCTGATCTCTATGAGCATCTTCATCTTCAATCCTTCTGCGCTTATCATCGAGTAACAAGGCATCCCATTCTTCCTGATCTATGTGACCACTACTGTCTTTATCTACATCAGGAAAACTATTCATTTTGATTATTTGATTTTAGGTTTTTTATGAACCAAGTACTTACTACTTTTGGTATGTACGGCCCCTGACATAAGTTTTCCCCTAGCGTCTTTATGAGTTGGTCCTTTGTATTCTTTACCATTAGGTAAATAATGTTTAGCTTTTGCACTCATCTATTCCTCCTTGTTTAGTACTACTTTTTAATTTTTTTCCTAGCTTTAGACGAAGCAGTTAAAAAGGATTCAATTAATTTTTTCTTTATTTCTTCTTTTTTACGTCCTCCAGTTTGAAGATCTCGTAACTCAGCTAATCCAGTACCACGGCCTCCACCTTTTTTAAGCTCTTGACTGTTTTGTTTTAAAGCTTTCATATACATTTTTTTAGATTCAGGGTTTAATGTCTTTATTACTTTTTGATTAGCTGGCGTATTAGGGTTAAACATATCTTCACGATTTGTTTGTTTATTAGTTATTTTCATACCCCTAGT